CTCTCCATCATCAGGATGAAAGCCCATTACCCACATATCTCTATCTCTAAAAACATTGTCTGCAATGGCTTTGTTTACGTTATCTACAAACTGATGAAACTCGTCATTGTCTCTTATAAATTCTGTATCAACTATAATTGTTAAGTCCTTTAAATCACTCCAATTATGAAGTGCCATGTATAACTGCTTGTAATCTTCTTTCTCAAACTTAAAAACTATTTTTACTTTATGCTCTTGCCACGCTGCTTTTGCATAAGGGCAAGCTGGTAAATCGTTAAACTCTGGATTACTTGGTTCTAGTACCTGTTCAGACCAATCTTTTATTTCCTTGATTATTCCTGTTCGTTCGTCCCAAGTAATCATTTCTTTTTCTTAGCAGGTTTCTTCCGTCTAACCGCTTGAACTCTTCTTGGCTTACCTGCTGGTTGTCCTAACCTTTTTTTCTGTGCAACTCTTTTTCTTTTCTCTGAAGTAGTCATTTCAGAAGAAGTCTTAGGTGTTTTACTTGACACCCTTTTTGTCGGTCTACAGTAAGGAGTACCTCTTTTCTCTCCTTTCTGTCGTCCACAAGCCTTGCCCGTTCGCACATCCTTCCAGTCTTCCTTGAACCAACGTTTTAACGCAGCTCCCTTTTTTGTTTTACGAACAGCCACTAAGACTTATTTCCCCAGTTCTTAGCCCCTACCTTACGACACTTGGCAATAGCTCCAGAAGCGTAAGCAGATGGAAATACTTTGTACCGAGACTTTACTTTGTGATAACAGGCATCTTTAGTAGAACCACCTTTCTTTAACGCTACAGGTTTTATTCTACCCATACCTCTACACTTCATCATAGCGATTAACCCATCTTAACCATTTTAGCAGGGCGTACTCCGCGTGAAGCAATGCCGCACCCGCGTACTTTTCCACCGTTTTTCATTCCGATTCTCATGTCACGCAAGGTTTGTGCTTCTTCGTCTCTGACACGTTTCAGCTCTTGCTTTTTGTCCATTCTTTCTTTTGCGTCTCTTGGACTACGTTTTTTAACACGTTCCGTTTCTTCTACTTCTTCTTCAATAGCTTCCATCCGTTTACTAGTCACTGTCTTACCCCTTGAAAAGGTTTTACCTTTATCAGCTTTTTCGTATTCACGTCCTACACTTTGTGGGACACCCACTTCTTTTGCAAACTCAGGATTATTTGCTACTGCTTTCATAAACCTATGTTGCTTTTTAGATTTACTAGGCACTAGCACTTCCACCGTTTTCTTGCTTGACGCAGCCTAGAATTAGGGTTCTTAGCTGCTTTTGGAAACTTTTTCATCTGACCAGCAGAACGCGCACAGAACGACTTACGCCGCTTTGCTGCCTTGCTGCCTTTCTTTACTTTACCAGTAACGGCTGTCTTGAGCTTAGAGCCGGGATTGTCTCTACGGTATTTAGCCACACCCTTCTTGGTCATACCTGCGCCAGATTTAGTCGGACGCTTATGACCACCTTTAATGGTGTGGCCTTTCATAGTTCCCTTTCTGCCCGCTTGTTTAGCCACAAAACACCGTTACATTAGTAATGTTGCTTAGAGTCAGTATTGTAAAGTCACTACTACTATTACTGCGCTGAGTAAGAATACCCTCGTCAGGTATAGTTACACTGTCAGCAAATGAGGAAGCAGACGCGGGAGTATCAACTTGTAGAAGAAGAGTTCCGCTGACGCTGTTAAGGTTAAACTTTAATGACCCCGCAGAACCTGCACCTACATAATAGACACTCTTAATCCTAGTGCGACCAAACGCTAACGAACCTGTAGTACCAATACTTACGTTACCCGCAGAAGCACCACTAGCTACTACACTAGTTACCACCGTATAGAAATTAGTAGAAGAAGCAGTGCCAGCGTTAGCTCCTGTTACTACTTCAGTAGTAGCTTCACCAGTAAGACTACCCACTTTAATTCCTGTTATGGTAAATGTAATACCAGTATCGTTACCCGCAGAAGTAAACAACAGTTTATAACCAGTACCACTAGGACTAACATCATTAGTAAGCAACGTAACAGCTCCAGCACCACTAATACCTGCCGCTGCTTTTAACAACGTAGCACTAGTGGAGGGAGTTATGGCGAAAATATCACCTTTGGACATAACTTACTCCTTAATTTCACCCCGCAATACAGCGGCTTTATACTCAGCAGTGCCGGGTACAAGGCCACCTTTTGCAGCTTTTTTAGGGGCCGCTTTCTTTTTAGCGGGTGCTTTTTTCTTAGCCGTAGCCATAATTACCCCCTATTAACGAGTTCTAGCGCCCATTAAATAATCAATAGTAGTTACACGAGTACCTGATGCACTACCAGATAAACTCATGGCTGCTATAGCCAAGTTTTCATCATCAGGGATATTTGTACTGTGCGTAGCAACGAGTTTGTCATTGATAAAAAACTCAACTTTGCCAGTTCCAGAACAAGCGATACCTAGTTTGATGTAAGTATCATCAACCATATCAATGCCCGAATCAGTAGAAGTTTCAGTGCCATCTTTTTCTGTCTTACACAGAATAGAAGCATCTCCATCGTCTACTTGGAACACGATACGATCTGTTGCAGTTAGCATGTTTTCTGGATTAGTAGCAAAATTAACGGTAAAACCAACACATATATCTGTTTGATCTACATCGTTATTTTTAATACGTGTCTGAAAAAACATGTTCTTATCTGCTGCAACAGCAAAAATTTCATTGCCTTGTACAGAACCACCGTCATTATCGGTAGTAGCTGCGGAAGTAATTCCAAGCTCTCCACCTACAGTGTCAGCTACGATAGCTACAGTTGCACCGGAATCTTTTACGGTGGTCCAACCAGTATCTAGCTCATAGACAAAATCGTCTTCTAGGCAAAAGTAATCAGGGTTAATTGACATTGGCATTTCACGGAGGTCTTTGTAACCAGCCGCATAGCCGCTGTACAACACGGGAGTATTGTGATGAGTAGCCATATATTTCTCCTGTCGTGGCTAAAGTCTGCCGCCTCCCCAATGGAGCGCAGTCAGGATGGATTTATAGTATACCAAAGAAAAAGGGGCAACAAGTGCCCCTCTCTCAACTAGCTTTAACTAGCTCCGGGCGAACCGAAGATACCTAGTGGGTCAGATACGCCAAAGCTATAACGCTCACGAGCTTTATATCGACTGTTACCAGTATCGAAATCAGCATCCATTGAGGTTTGCATCGGTGTACGCACGAAGTGCTTAAGACCGTTTGGAACGTCAGTCAACAAGAACCAAGCATTGGTATCAGTCAGATAATGGTTAACTGTGTAACCTTCTGGGATTGAACCGTTATGCCGTAGGGCGTTGATGTCGTTGTCAGATGTGTTCACACGTAGTTCAGTATCTAGCAAACGAGTCGCTACAAACTGAAGGTCCGAGGGAACTACCAACTTACGAGGCTTGGCTGCTATTAACAGGCCACGCTCGTCAGTCCAACCAGCAATCTGAATGACCGCAGCTTCCAAAGAAGTCTCGTTCAAATCAGCGCCAGTTGCTGGCTCATTAGAGTTAGTACCACCAGACACCAGAGGGTGTGCAGTAGAACAAAGCTCTACACCGTCGCCATAAGTAAAGTTGCTATCAAACGCATTGTTTAATATTGCAGCTCCCTTAACTTGCTTGGTATAAGCCATTGCGCGTGCTAGTGCTTTAGTATATCTAGCAGACAAGGAATCATACAGGTTGTCCTCAATAGCTTCTTCAGTTACTGAGAATCCCATAGAAATTGTCTCGTGGTTATACCGAGCAGTGTACGCTTCTTGGGCATTATCATAAGCAATCGCAGCGCCTTCGTTTTTAACTGGGGCAGCTCCGAAGCCTGACAACTTAGTTTCTTCTTCAAAGGAACGGTCAGAACTCTCTGTTTCAAAGATTTCTGCGGCTTCCTCACCATATTTTGCATACTCAAGACCAAACAGGGCGTTCAGGCCCGGAAGAAGCTCTTTGAGTAATTGCGCTCTTGAAATAGCCATATCTCAATAACTCCTTATATTCCAGTCTTGTTAGTGTATGAATGCGAATCTGGATTAAATTTAACCAACAAATCCGTATACGCATCGCCAATGGTAGACCCCGGTGCGTCAACAAAATCAACGATTCTGAAAGCAAAACCAGAGGTTACAGCAGTTGTAGCCGATACAGCACTAGTAGAATTACCAGTAGTAGTATCTCCAGTGTTAGTAGACTGAACTGCTGCCAAATGGCAATTTTGACCCAAATCCGCCTGAGTGACAGCGCCATCGGCCTGTACTTGGAAGACCACATCAGGGTCATCAACAATATAAGCCATAGCGTCAGACGCTACAGTGCTGGCAGGCCAATTTTGCTTAAAAGTGATGTTTCCTGTGTTTGGATCAGTATAGGTACAACCGACAAATACACCGATAGTACCTGCTGGAAATGGAGTTGAGTTATCTCCATTTGTCGTCACGATTTCAATAGTACCGCCAGCTACAATGGCTACAATAGACCCATTGAAGATATTAGTACCATAACCGGACGCTATCTTTATCTGACGGGTGGAACCAGCGTAAGGCTGTCCTCCTATCAGATTTACGGCTTTTAAACCGTAAGGGGTAGCGGATGATGCCATGATAGACTCCTAATTATCCTTTACCAAAAGTAACCGTCGATTTCCTATCGTTAAATATAGGCATACGAGGATCACTTTCACGCATTAAGTTATTGTCAACTGAACGCATTTGGGCAGCGGTTTGCTGCTTGTAATAATCATTACGTTCCTTGACAAGCTCTTCGGGAGCTTTACAAAGCATTAAACCACCTACGACAACATTATCTTTAAACCGATCATCTATAATAGAATCAGTAAAGATTTCTGGGTGGTCTTGAGCTTTTACTGGCTCCCAACCTTCTCGTAGCTTTGCGGAAACATTGGTGGCATCAGGAGTGCCACGAGTGCTTATACGTATCCAGCGATACTCATAACCGTCCTGCTTTTCAGGTCTAGGCAATACTTCTGGCCTTTCCCAAGAACGCTTTCTGGTTTTTGTAACTCTGGTATCTAACTCTCGATCTACTCTACTAGTATCACCCATTTTGTTTCCTCGCTAAATCAGCAACCTCTTTGGCGTATTGTTCCAGTGGAACCCCAAGTCTTTTCGCAACAGCTATTTGTGATTGCTTTAATCGAACCTTTTTAGGTCCAGTGCTCCGCGTAGCGGGTGCAACCACATTGCTTGATCTTTTCTTGGGAGCCTCCTCTGGCTCGTCGTCTATCCCGTCATCAAATTGATCGGGGAATACTTGTCGCATACGAGAATTAATCCTCTCGTAGTATTCTTCCGATTGAGGACTTACGCCCTCTTTCGTCAATTTCGTATGCAAACCTAGTGCAAGCGCAGTCATTTCGTCGTCAGAACCAAACCAAGGATTTTTACTTCTCCATGCTTCAGCCTTCTCGTCTCGTGGTGCAGCTTGCGGTTTAGTCGCAAGTTCTTGTGATTGAACATTATTTTGTGCTGGTTGTAAAGCTCCTTCTTGAGTAGCAGCACGGGGTTTTAGTCCGTTAACCTTATCCATGCGGATTTGTGCTTGGTTTAAATCCTGTTGAGCTTTTAATATGTTATTAGAATCACCTGTGTCATACGCTTCCTTGTATTGTCTTTGAGCAAAAGCAAGCTCGGACTCGACTTGTTTCTTGGCAGACTCAATCAAAGCATTATGGCTTTCATCTCCCTTTGCCTTAAGTTTTTGATTTTCCTCAACAAGTTTCTGAGCATACGCTATTGCTTCTTCCCTTTCACGGGTAGCTTGTTCTTTAGCCCTTCGCTCATCATGGTAGCCTTTACTAAAATGTTGTATGCGTTTCTTAACTTTTTCTGAATAGTTTTCTAATTCTTCATTAGTTACTTCTTCAGGAGGTTCAGAAGGCGTACGCCCTCTGTCAGCAGGGGGTGTATCATCCTCTACTTCTATTTCAATCTCGCTCTTTTCGGCTGCTTCCTTTTTATCGGGCTTCCCTATAGTTTCACGCCCTACCGCACCCTCTACCTCTATATTGGTATCTATTACTTCTTCTTCCTTTATTTCTACTTCCTGTAGTTTTTCATCCTTATCTGGGTCAGGAAACTCATACTCCACTTGTTGCATTGGCATAATTTACTCCTCACGCACGAGTCAGTTTACTCGGATCATCAATTACGGCTTCAATCGAATCATCATTCATAATGCGATACTCGACATCACCCACTCTAATTCTTGTACCTGTATTAGCCCGAAAGACCACATAATCTCCTTCCTTGCACCACGGGCCATTAGGGAAACGCTCTTTATCCTTATAGGCTTCATCCCCCATATCGCAGACAACACCTGTCATCTGGAGAATGTTTTCTTCCCTTATGGTTTGAGTAGCTTTTGCAATACCACCCTCAAACTTGTCGTCTACATTCGCAAGAGCCACCATCACACGATACCCAACAGGTTTCGGTATGTGCTTGTCTAGCACCACTTCCTTTTGTCGTTCAAGCTCCTGTTCTTCTATCTTCTTCTTTCGCTTGGCCTCAATAGCCGTCATTTCAACTGCTGGTTCAGTCATCATCGTCTTCCATATAGTTACGCGAGAGGTCTTGTATTTCTCTGCGTGCGGCAGCTAGACCCCGGATTACCCCGCACGATTCTTTGTATTCGGCGTAGTCTTGAGCACTACCGCCGTTCATCCATTCTTCTTGCTGCTTTTGCAGATCAGCTAATTTTTCCTCAAGAACCTGAAAGACTGTTTTAGCCATTATCTATCCTCTCGGTCATCGCGTAGAGCTTCATCCCTATCCCTTTCCGACTCAGCTCTAGTCCGTCGTTCTTCTCCTACAGTCTTAGCCATGTCAATAATGACCTTGGCTTCTTCCAAGTCCTTCTTAGCTTCGCTTTGCTCGTTCTGCGAGGCTATGCGGTTTGCTTCCAATGTAGCAGTAGTGGCTGCTTTCTCTTTGTCGAGGTTCAACCTTTCCTGCTCAAGCGCACCATCCATAGCGTCTTTAGCCGCTTTGCGCTGTAGTTCACCTTGTTTAATCTGTAGCTCCGCTTGCTTCATCTGGAACACAGGGTCTTGTGCCTGTTGCTGTGCAGCCGCTTGTGCCGCATTAGCCTGTTTCTCTTGCGTAAGCTGTTGTCCTGCTTTAGCCAGTAGCCCTGCGAGGCGTTTCTCCAGTGCTTGTGGCAGTTCCTCATCAGGCGCAGGTAACGGCGCACCCAACTCAGCTTCCATCTGCTCTCTATAAAGAAAGGCCATGTGCTCCCCTATATGTGCTTTAAGAGCAGCTACAATCTGTTGTCCTGCTGGAGTTTGGCCTAGATACGCGGCTATCTGAGGATCGGCAAGGAACGCTTCGTGTACAGCAATATGCGCTCTATGGTCTTGATAAATAAACGCTTTTATCGGTTTACCCACCAACACGTTCATATTCTCACTTACTGGGTCAATAGGATTAATATCGTCTTTAGTAGGCACTAGCTTGTCTGCGTTCTTTATGCCCAGCACCTCGATCATTTGCCTGTGTAACTGAGGCAGGTCATATATCTGTGGAGCTGTCTGTGACATTTGCAGCACAGCCTGATACTGCACCACCCGTTGGGCCATCGTACTGCTGTTAGGGTCACTAACAGGGATGACTTCAACCATCGCGTAGTCTTCACGTCTTGCACGGGGTTCACCACGATCTGGTACATATACATAAGTTTCAGGGGCGTGCTCAGAAATAATTGCACGGAGCAGTTTGAACTCCTGCTTCATTGCATAATGCACCCGCGCCTGTACCGCAGCCATTGGTTTTAACGTACGTTCCAATAAAGCCAGTGTAGTTCCAACCGGAGCGTTAGCACTCATGTCCGATATGTTCATATCAGAGATAGCGCCAAGTCGCCTACCTTCTTCCGTGATCTGCTTAAGTAGCGCAAGCAATGTTTGACTTGGCTCCTTATAAGGAAGGGTCATTATGTTTTCTTTTATGCTGCCACTTGGCACGTCTACGTCTTTAAACTCGCCCGGCCCTATGGGTCCATCATCACCCAACACACGAAGGCCACGGGTTTTTAGACCGCCCGGTAGGTTACTTAGCGTACCAGCGTCAACTAATTGACGGATAAGAGAAGTACCTGCTTTAGCATATCCACCAATAATGTGAATTAAACCAAGACCATAGAAGCCAAATCCCGGTACGTAAGCGTAATGGACAAAATGTTGACGCTTAAGTGTCAAAGGATCGTCAGGGTTCCAGTTGCGTCTTACCGCCAATACTTCACCCGTGCCACGCTCTACAGTGATAACGTAGGGTTTAGCTATCTGTAACTCTTCATCATCTTGATCTATATCATCAATAACCATATCAACGTGAAACTCGCAGATGGTATAGCGGTCATCAGCATTTAGTGTGTAACCACCTTGCTCTGCTTTAGCTTCTTCAATATCGGTATGGAACGTTTCAGGGTCACCTAAGTCTATCTGCCGATAGAAACCCAGTGCCTGTAACTTGATGAGT